TGTTTGTTACTCATCTATTCCTCCAAATTTACCTGTTGATTTTGAAAACGTTTTCAAAATCAACAGGTAAATTTGGAGGAATAGATGAGTAACAAACAAGAAAAATTTGAACAAGAAGAAGATTTATTTGGAAGACTGTTTGAAGAAGCAGAAAATGGTAAGGAAGTAGACAATGAAAGTGCAACTGACTACGAGTCTGATGTTGAACAAACTGATTTTGGAGCAGAAACAGAAGGAACTGAAGAAGCTGTTGGAGAAGAGGAAACAGCAGAAGAAATTACTCAGCCTCAAGAAAAGGAAACAACAGTTGGAAAGAAAGAGAAAAAAGATGAAGGGAGTACTGAGCCTGAAGAATCAGATGACCCTGAAGTAGTTAGGCAAAGATATAAAACCCTTCAAGGTATGTGGCGTTCTGAAAAAGAAAAAAGGGCAGAACTAGAAAGGAGGTTTACTGAATTAGAAGCCAAAGCGTCTGGTGCTGCTGAGAATACCACAAATATACAGCACCAAGAAAAACAGTCTGGTGCAAAAGATGAGGATTTAGCTAGACATCTAACAGAATCAGAAGAAGAGATGGTAGCTAAAATCTTAGAAGAAGATGAGAAGTTTCAAGAGATACGTGAGGATTTCCCTGAAGTAGCTGAGGCTTTAGAGCACAGCTTAAAGAAAACGTTATCTCAATTTTCTGCTAAACAAAGTCAGCAATTAATGTCTGTGCTGCAACTAAGTTTAGCACCATTACTTCAAAGTCAGCAACAACAAATATTAGAAGAGCATTACAAAAGAGTAAAAGAAGCACACCCTGATTTTGAAAGGTATTTAGAATCTGGCGAGCTAGAAGCTTGGATTAAAGGACAGCCGCCCAGAAAGCAAAAATACCTATTAGAAGTCTATAACGAAGGAAGCACAGAAGAAGTCATTGACCTTTTTAATGAGTTTAAAGGTTCAATGGGTTATAGTAAACCAACACAAAAGACTGCGGATAGTTCTAAACTTTGGGATATGGAAGAGCCTAAGTCTAGAACAAGACCGATTAGTGCAACTACAAAGTCATCTGCCAGAGCAGATGATTATGAAACTGCATTTGAAGAAGCAGTAAAACAATTTAAATAACACAGGAGGTATGACCTATGGCAATTACAAAATATGGCGATATATCACCAAGAACAGCAGCGTATGTAAGCAAAGAATTATTGGAAAGAGCACTACCTTTGTTAGTGCTTGAAAAATTTATGCAGGCTAAGCCTATTCCTAAAAATGAAACTAAGTCTATTACTTTTAGGAGATACAATAGTCTTGACCCAGCAACTACTCCTTTGGTAGAAGGCGTAACACCTAGCGGTAAAAAGCTCACTAAGACAGACATCACTGCAACACTTGAGCAGTATGGTGATTATGTTGAGCTTACTGATGTTATCCTTGACACTCACGAAGACCCTATACTTAGAGAAACTACAGCTATTTTGGGAGAGCAAGCGGCTCTTACAGTAGAACTCATTAGATATTATGTACTTAGAGCTTGTACCAATAAGTATTATGCTAATGGTTCAGCAAGAACAGATGTTAATTCTGTACTTACTCTCGACCTTCAGAAGAAGATTGTAAGAGGTTTAAAAAGGCAGAATGCAAGAAAAATAACAAGTGTTGTTAAATCTACACCATCTTTTAATACTCAATCTGTATTACCTTCTTTTGTAGCTCTTGCTCATACAGACCTTGAGAATGATATTAGAGCTATGAATGGTTTTATAGATGTTAAAGATTATGGTAACACACAAGCATTTGAAGGTGAGATAGGTGCAGTTAATGATGTAAGGTATATCCTTTCTAACGTATTCGAGCCTTATGAATCAGCAGGTGGCAACCCAGAAACTAATGGAGTTATCACTACTAACTCTACTAATGCTGATGTATACCCAGTAATATATCTTGCTAGGGATGCTTGGGCAGGTGTACCTCTTAAAGGTGCTTATGCTATAACTCCTTTTGTTGTTAATCCTATGCCTAATTCAGCAGACCCATTGGGGCAGAGAGGTTCTGTAGGTTGGAAAACTATGCAGACTGCTATTATCCTTAATGATGCTTGGATGGCAGTAGCTGAAGTAGCAGCAAAAGAACTTTAATAAATAATAATTAGGAGGTAATACTTATGTATACACCACAAAAAGCGATTGGTACTTTTTCAGGGACAGCAGCAGATTTGACTGTAACTTTAGGGTTTAAACCAGTTTCAGTTAAACTTATAAATATAACTGCTGGGGCTTCCCTTGAGCATATAGAAGGTATGGCAGATGGTAGTGGTTTTAAAATAACTGGAACTCCTACAGCAGCTTATGTTGCTTCTGGTTGTGTAACTTTAACAGATAATGGATTTACATTAGGAACAGACGCATTTAATGGTAATGGCGAAACTATTTTTTATGTAGCTATTGGTTAATATAGTAGGGGGCTAACCGCCCCCTAACTAATAAAGGAGGAATAAATGGCTAAAAAGTCAATTAATCAGAAAGCAGAAGAAATACTTAATGATTTAACAGAGGAAGATATACTGCTTAGTGAAGAAGAAGAGCAAGCAGTAACTGAAGTGAAAGAAATTGAAAAAAAAGTAACAGCTAAAAAAGGTCCTAAAATGTATAAGATTTACATTGATGAGCAAGCAGGACCAGATGCTTTCCCAGAAGTATTCGTAGGTGTGAATGGAAAGCATTATCTTATAAAAAGAGGACACGAGGTGGTAGTACCTGAAGGGGTTGTTAATGTGCTAAAAGAAGCTGTTGTAACTAAAATTTTAGTAGACCCTAAAACAGGTGCAGAAACTATTAAAAATATTCCTCGTATCTCTTTTAGAATTTTAGGTGAGGTATGATTTTATCAGAGTTTATAACTAGGTTAAGAGAAGATTTCTTAGAGGATACTATCGAGCCTTATTTCTGGTCAGATGATACCTTAATAAGGTATGCTAATGACGCTGAAAGAGAGGCGTGCATTAGAGCACATCTATTGATAGATTCCAGTACTGATAGTGTTTGTGTCCTTAATGTAACAGCAGGAACATCATCCTATCAGTTAAACAGTAAGGTAATATCTATCTTGAGTGCTTATAATGAAACTTTGAATTATCCTATATATCAGTTGCCTAAAGTTAGTGTAGATAGCATGTTACCTAATTGGAAGAGTTTAAAATCAGAAGCTCCTAAATATTTTATAATTGATGAAGTACATAGTACAACTACACTAACTATAATACCAAAACCTACTATAGATTTTTCTGTTAGGTTTACTGTAAATAGATTACCTTTGGTAAATAAGAGTATTACTGATTCTTTTGAAATACCAGAGATATACCATAATGACTTGCTATATTGGGCTGCATTCTTGGCTTTAAGCAAGCAGGATGTAGATACTAATAAAAGGGATGAAGCAAGACGTTATGAGGATAAGTTTGAACAAATGTTTGGTAAACGTAAGTCTGCTTATACAGAAGTTAATAATATTCGTAATAGCAGATTGCAAAGTATCCGTCCAGCATCAAGAAAAGCAGGTTTTCGTTGAGAGGTGAGATATGGCTTATATTAGAATAAATAAGGCAGACGATGGCTCATATATAATATTTATGACAATAGAAGAGCGTGGTAAATTCTTAGACTTAAAGTATACTGCAAAGGGAGAAAATGAGCTATTTACTAAGTTAAAAGAAGTATTACCAAAATTAAAATCTTCTATGGAACAAGATGAATATTTGAAAACGTTTTCAAAAATAACTACTAAGGAGGATTAATATGCCATTAACTCCTGAAGAAAGAGAATTACTTAAAGAAGAAGTAAGACAAGAATTAATGGAAACGTTAAGGCAGAGTAAGACTATTGAACAAATGTCCGTGCTTAATCAAGTTTCTAATATGGGATTGTCTACGGGTATTAACCCTTATTTAGCACACACAAAGCCTGATATGACTTTTACTGGTAAGTGGGTAGAACATTTTATAACAATACCAAAAGGTAATTCTGAATATACTACCCCTGCTGAGCCTGATTACGTTAATGCAACTTTAGTGTCAGTGACTCATATTAATCCTACTAATAATAATTATGGACCTAAATCAGTAGAAGTTAAAGAAGATGGCTCTATATATTTTAAAATGAGAGAGCCGCAACAATTTGCAGTTAATTTACTTGTAACTTTGAGGAAATAATGCAAAGTATAAGATTAAATAAGTTCTTAGGACTTAATAATCAAAGACCTAAATTAGGGTTACAGAAAGAGTATTTATATACTGCTAATGATATAGTAATACAAGATGACCTAACTATAAAAGTTAGAAATGGAAATGAAAGAATAGTAACTACCACAACTACTCCGCATTCTTTGTGGGCAGAAG